CACCTATTTGGCAATCAGGATGACGCCGCCGCGCCTGGCACCCCGAGCAGCCGGCTCCCGTCGTTTGTCGCAATGGCTGACGAGGCTTTGCAGATTCCTGAGGTTCGCGAGGAGCTTGCGAGAAAGCGGTTACAAAAGATCAGCGCGCAGTTTGACGAGGACGACACTTCTGCCGATGAAGGCGAAGAGGATATGAGCTGGACTCGCGACTTGACTCTTACCAAAACGGGAAAATGCGAGGCCACGATCGAGAATGTCAGAATCATTATGGAAAACGACCGCCGCTTAAAGGGCCGCTACTTCTACGACACCTTTAAGGAGCGCATGACCGTCTGCGGCGACTTACCGTGGATTAAGCTCAGCGCTCGACTCTCGAACGCTTGGAACGACGTTGACGACGCAGGTCTTCGCAATTACATCGAAAAGCGTTACACGATCGCGAATGTCTCGAAGATCGTCGACGCGGTTGCACTTGCAATGCTCAAATGCTCGCGGCATCCTGTCCGCGAATATTTGGAGGGGCTCACTTGGGACGGAACGCCCCGTGCAGACGCGATCTTCATTGACTACCTCGGCGCCGAAGATACTGAGTACACGCGAACGGTTACCCGCAAGGCTTTGATCGGCGCGGTTGCCCGCGTGATGCAGCCTGGGTGCAAACACGATCACATTCTTGTCCTGGTCGGCCCGCAGGGCTGCCGCAAGTCTACAACTCTTGCTAAGCTCGGTAAGTCCTGGTTTTCTGATTCCTTCTATACCGTTCAAGGTAAAGAGGCGTATGAACAACTTCAAGGCTTTTGGCTTATTGAGATGGGAGAAATGGCCGCGACCCGAAAGGCTGAGCTTGAGCAGATCAAGCAGTTTGTCTCTAAACAGTCAGATAGCTACCGCGCGGCGTATGCGCGTCGAACGCAAGAGCGCCCGCGGCAATGCGCCTTCTTTGGTACGACCAACGATGATGAATTCCTGCGAGACGCGACAGGCGGCCGCCGTTTTTGGCCTGTTACGGTCACGGACAAGGGCCGAGAGACAGGTGATTACTTTACGCCTGAGATCGTCGATCAGGTATGGGCTGAGATCATGGTTCGGTATAACGCCGGCGAGGTGTGGTACTTAAATGACGCAAAGATCGAGGCTGAGGCTCGGGCAATTCAAGACGAGCATACTGAAATGAACGGCAAGCAGAGTCTTATTGAGAAATTCGTCAACACGCTCTTGCCGGAAGACTGGGCTTCGAGAGACCTCGAGCAGCGGCTCGCTTTTTGGGCGGACGGCTTTTCTGACGAGCAGGCGCAAGGGACAGTACCTCGCAGGTATGTATGCGCTATGGAGATTTGGCGTGAGCTTTTTGGCGGCTCAGTTCGCGATTATACGCCGATGCAAACACGTGAAATCAATTCTATGCTGAAACGGTTGCCTGGTTGGACGTCCCGATCTTGCGTTGACTGCGGTCCGATTTATGGAAAGCAAAGAGGCTATGTTCGTATAGAATAGCGCGTTAATAGCGGCTCAGATTTTGATTTTGTAGCGAAAATAGCAAAGTTAAAAAATGGGCCGCTATTAAAAAAAGCCAGTGTTTGCAAGGCCTATAGCAATTATAGCAAAAATAGCAAAATTATATATAAGGGCTAATAATTAAGAAAATATATTAAGCGTTATTAGTTATATACCCTTATTTTTAATGTCATATATAGGGAAACCGCTTTTTTGCTATTTCCGCTATTTTCGCTACAACAGGAGGTAGCTTTGAAAGAATCAACAGTTGAAAGGAATATCCGCCGACAAGTCGAGGCCCTCGGGGGCGTGGCTTGGAAGTGGGTAAGTCCTGGACGTCGGGGCGTGCCTGACCGAATCTGTATTTTACCTGGGCCCCATATCATCTTTGTCGAGCTCAAGCGCCCAGGCTTGAACGACGGACGGAGCGAGCAGCAAAAGAAGGTCTTTCGCATTTTGGAGGGACTGGGTTGCCATGTCTGGCTGATCGACGACGCAAACGTCTTTCGTCAGCGGCTTATTGAGATCGGGGTGCAGGCATGAAATATACGCCCTATCCCTATCAGGCTTTTGCTGAGAAGTTTGTCCTTGAGCATAAGGCCGCGGGCCTGTTCCTCGATATGGGCCTCGGCAAGACGGCGATCACGCTCTCGGCATGTGAGAAACTGCTGCGGGACTATTTTGAGACAAGCAAGGTTCTTGTGATTGCGCCGCTCCTTCCTGCGAGAGAGACGTGGCCCGACGAACTGGCGAAGTGGGACCAGCTTGAGGGTCTGACTTATTCTCTGATTATCGGCACAGCGCAGGAGCGAATTGACGCGCTGCATACTGACGCCGATTTTTATATCGTCAATCGTGAAAATGTTGTTTGGCTCGTCGACTACTACAAGAAGAAGTGGCCTTTTGATATGGTCGTGATCGACGAGCTATCGAGCTTTAAGTCCAGCAAGGCGCAGCGCTTTAGGGCTCTTCGGAAAGTCCGAAAATATATCGATCGAATTGTCGGCCTTACAGGTACGCCGGCCCCGAACGGCCTACTCGATCTCTGGTCTCAGGTCTATCTCCTGGACGAAGGCGCGCGGCTCGGTCGAACGTTGTCGGCCTATCGCGACACTTACTTCATGCCTGGCAGACGTGGGCCGAATGGAATCGTCTATGACTGGAATCTAAAAGATGGGGCCCGTGAAGCGATCTTTGCGAAATTGAGCGATCTCTGTATCAGCATGGAAACGACGGGCCTTCCTGAGCGGCTCACGATTCCCCATGAGGTCAAGCTCTCAGAAAAAGCGGCGGCTATGTACCAACAACTTGAAAGGACTATGCTGCTGCCCTTTGCAGATGGAGACGTTGACGCGGCAACGGCCGCGATCTTGACGAATAAGCTCTTGCAGTTGGCCGGCGGTGCGGTCTACGACGAGAATGGCAAAGCGCAGATCGTCCATGACCAAAAGCTCGAGGTCTTAGACCAGCTTATCGAAGAGGCGAACGGTCAACCTGTTTTGGTGTTCTACAACTACAAGCATGAGCTTGATCGGCTGCAAGCGCGGTACCCTCAGGCCATTCATGTAAAAGAGGAGAATGTCGTCAAGCGCTGGAACGCTAAGGAGATTCCGATTCTTCTCGCGAACCCCGCAAGCGCCGGTCACGGCCTTAATTTACAATTCGGCGGTCATATCGCGATTTGGTACAGCCCGACTTGGAACCTTGAGTTTTTCCAGCAGGCAAATAAGCGCCTTCATCGGCGCGGACAAGCTGAGACGGTTCTCATTCACACGCTTATGGCAAAAGGTACGATCGATGAGCGTATTTACGATATTGTCTTACGAAACAAAGAGGCGGGCCAGAACGCCTTGCTTGAGGCGGTCAAGGCCAGAATCAAGGAGGTAACATGACGGAAGAAGTTTTACAGTTGCTATCTGACGACCCGATGGTCGTACTCAATCGCGGCTATCGCGCAAAGGAGCGTATTGCCGCAAGGCAAAAACGCATTGAGGAGTGGCGGCAGATCGCCGAGTCTATTACCGCGAATCCCGAGAACGCTTCGAGCGGCGGCGGTTACCCTACAAGCAAGACCGAGAATTGTGTTGTCGCGATTATGACGCTGCAAGAAGAGATCAAGGATGAGATCATGGAGATCGCTGACTTTGAGCGGCAGACCTCTCAGATCATCAAGGAGCTTGTTGAGGACCTGAACTTCAAGACCGTCCTCGAGCTTCGGTATCTCAGCTACTTACGGTGGGAGGAGATCGCCGTCAGAATGAATTATACATTCAGGTGGACCCAGGAGCTTCACCGCAGAGCTTTACTCGCATTGCAGGAGGCGGCAAGCGCGCTAATTCCGGCGTAAATGCGGTATTATGATTATTTTAGGCTAAAGCGCGTTAATTCTTGGGGTCACATTGTATACTGGTATGGAAGGTTTTGGCGAGCACGGCCATTGTCCTTCCTCCTGAAGAAGAGCGGCTGGAAACAGTCGCTCTTTTCATTTTGCTGCGTTTGGAGGTGGTGAGCGTGGCAGGCAAAATGACTCCGAAGATGCAAAAGTTTGTCGATGAATACCTTGTCGACCTGAATGCGACGCAAGCCGCAATCCGTGCAGGATATAGCAAAAAGACGGCTTACTCGATCGGCGTTTCAAATTTGAAGAAACCCGAAATTCAAGCTGCAATCCAAAAAAGACAAAAATCGGCGGCTGATAAGCTTGAGATCACACGAGAGCGAGTCCTTGCTGAGCTTGCTTCGATCGGCTTTGCAAAGGCTACTGACTTTCTAACGATTCAGGGCGGCCGCGTACTAATCAAGGACTCGGACGACGTTGACGCTGATAAACTGGCGGCGCTCGCTTCCGTTAAGGAGGGCCTGTATGGCGTAGAGGTAAAACTCGCTGATAAAGCTCGCGCGCTCGAGATGCTTGGCAAATATCTCGGTCTCTTTGATGGGACGAATCCGGCGGGCGATACGCAGAAGAATAACCTCTTTGAGGCGATCGCCGGCGCTGCAGAGGAGGGAATCGATCTAAATGAAATACCAGAGATTCAGCCCTCGGCAGACGCTGACGCTG